GATTGGAATAGATGACCAACGCCCTAACCAGGCGATGGCCAGAAAGGGCTCCGAAGATGGAACCCTGGCTACGCTCGATTTGAGTGAAGCCTCCGATCGCGTCTCTTGTCTGCACGTACGGCTCCTCCTTGCTAATCATCCTCACTTGCGTGAGGCAGTGATGGCGAGCCGGAGCCCGAAGGCGGACGTACCTGGTCACGGTGTAATAACCTTGACCAAGTTCGCGTCTATGGGTTCAGCGCTCACTTTTCCGATTGAGGCGATGGTCTTCCTGACCATAACCTTTCTTGGGATTGAAAGAGCGCTCAACACCACACTAACGATGAAAGACGTCAAACGTCTTCATCATGCGGTGCGAGTCTACGGGGACGACATTATTGTCCCTGTAGATTTTGTGGACCACGTTGTTCAGGCACTACAAGACTTTGGTCTTGTAGTAAATGAAGGCAAGTCTTTCTGGACTGGTAAGTTCAGAGAGTCTTGTGGAAAGGAATACTACGACGGCGAGGACGTTAGTATCGTCCGCGTCCGGCGTATGTTCCCGACCAAACGTGGGCACGCCCAGGAAGTCATTTCTATTGTCTCGCTTCGTAACCAACTCTATTGGAGTGGTTACTGGCAGACGGTGAAATGGCTAGATGGCTACATCGGGAAGCTATTAAAACACTTCCCAATGGTGTTGCCATCTTCTCCTGTGTTGGGTCGTCACTCTGTTCTGGGTTATGAAACCCAGACAATTGGCGAGCATCTACACAACCCCTTAGTTAAGGGTTATGTGGAGTCGTCTCGGTCACCAAAATCCATTTTGGATGGCCCGGGCGCCCTACTCAAGTGGTTCCTCGAGAAGGAAGGCGGGGATCGAGACAATGGTTCCTTGAATGGTAACCATCTCGCTCATCTGTCTCCCCAGATCGACACCGATCACTTGGAGCGTGCAGGACGCCCCCAGCGCGTCAGCATCAAGCTGGGTGTGTGCTCAGCCGTTTAAACGGCTGTTTCCTACTAATCGTAGGAGGGAGAAACCAAGC